GCTCCGCAAAAAATTACATTTCTTGACAGACCCAGCACCACAGCAAATGTTGTATATCAATTGCGCTACAGAAACTGGTCATCAACTGCTACCAATTATCTAGTGGATCAATACATGGAATATGGGTGGAACATAACGGAGGTTGCTACATAATGTCTGCCAAAGTTGATTTAATACAAAATAGCGCCGGGCAGGAGATATTAGTTAACGGGTATCCAAGACAGCCAGGAAGAATTATAGAATACTTAACTGGAATGTGTGACGGATCTATTGTTCGTGTTGCGTCAGGCACTTACCAATTTCAACAAGTATCTGCAGCGCAGATTTCTACCACCACTTACACCACAATAAGAGGGTCAGTGATTGATTATGTGCCTCCACTAGGAACAAACGCAGTGACCTATAGATATCATTTTGCTAGTTATTGGGATTCGGACCATGCTATCAATCACTATAAATTTTTTATAGATGGCGAGGAAGTAGTTTATGCCAGGCACAATAGATCTGGTAGACTAATAGAAGATCGAAACTCGTTTGAATGGACCATTGATATTGGTGGCACTGCCAATGCAAATACCGGCAGACAAGCAACATGGACTACACCTAAAACATTGTATATGCAGTTTAGACAGTACGGAGCCAGCAACGATGCTAATTTAAACGGCACGTACTACTGGGACGGGGCTACAGTAAATCAATTTAGTATGCCACAGTTAAGTATAATTGCCACAGCGTAAACAAGTTAAATACTAAAAAGGACAATAAATGCCGTCAGTACTAAGAGTTGATGATATAAAAAACACCGCAGGCAGCGTCGTGATTGCCAATGGATACCCTCGTCAACCAGGCCAAATTATAGAATATTTAAGCAGTCCATGTGACGGATCCACTGTAGTAGTAGGATCAGGATCCTACACTTTTGGTAATGTGACTGGCATACAAACAGGAACAGATGCACATGCAGATATCACAGGTTCAAGTATTGCATACACTCCTCCAGCCGGAACAACCAGAGTAAAGTACATGTTTCAGTACAATTGGCACTGGCCCAGTGGTACACACTGTATAAGTCATCATAAATTTCTTATTGATGCAAATGAAGTGATTTATGCCAGGCACAGCAGATCTGGATTTTATCCGGAAGGAAGATTTACTTTTGAATGGACTATAGCTATTGGCGGAACAACAGATAATAATACCGGACGGCAAGCAACATGGACCACAGCAAAAACATTAAAAATGCAATTTAGAAGATACGCAGCCGGTAATCCTATAAATTTACACGGAACTACCTATTGGGATGGCGCTGGTGGCACTCAACTTGGAATACCAGTCTTGACCATAATGGCAATTGCGTAAAAGGGGATTTCATGACAACAAGAAGAATATTTGACATAACAGCAGCATTAGTAAGTTTACATCCAACTGCACAATGGACGCACAGAGGATCAGATTACGGCGGACTTGAATGGAGAGATGAAACTATTCCGTGTCCTACTCAATTTGAAGTTGAAACAGAGATTGCTAGACTGCAAGCGGAGTACGATGCGTTAGAATATCAGCGACTGCGTAAGGAAGAATATCCTAGTTTTGCTGATCAATTTGACACCTTGTATCACGGTGGATACGATGCATGGCGTGCAGAAATACAAGCAATAAAAGATAAGTATCCTAAACCGGAATAAGATTATGCAAACAATAAAAAAATTATATCGTAAAGATTATCGCGGCGAGGACGTTATTACAAATAGAGTTTATCAAAACTCAAAATGGAATCCTACTGTAGAATTTGTAGCAAATGGCTTTAGCGTTGATCTTAATAGCACAAACGCAGTAGTTCTAGGTAACGGGCCTACTAGATTAGAATTTGACTGCTCAAGATTTTTAGATTATCGCATTCCACCTAATACATGGAGATCAAAAGAAAACAAAGTTAATTTTTTAACTTATGGATGTAATGCACTTTTTAGAGATTACAGACCAGACTTTTTGATTGCTACAGGCGATACACTACTAACAGAAGTAGCCAACAGCGGGTACTGCGATAGTAGAGTAGTGTACGCAAACAATAGTCCGCTAGTAAATCTTCCAGGTAAATTTCATCTGATACCGCAAAATCCACAATTTAATAGTGGTGCAATAGCAGCTTATCTTGCAGCATTTGATGGACATAAAAAAGTGTACATGCTTGGATTTGATGGCAATGATACTCCTAACTACAATTATAATGTATATAACGGAACAACAGGATATCCATCAACGAATTCTGTTATACCAGAAGATTTTTGGGTATTAAGTTTAAAAGAAGTGATGTCTGCCTACCACGAGACAGAATTTATTAGAGTGGCACCCACTGTTAGTTTTAGAACTCCTGAGGCCTGGAAATATTGTTTAAATTATAGACAAATTGATTTTAGACAATTTGCATCTGAGGTTGGGCTATAACCTTTTCCACAGTCTTGATTTTATCAATTATTGATTTAAAATTAAAAGTACGCCATACACCCGGATGCAAAGGTTTGGGATGATCGTCCAATTCAGTCCATGCATATCCCCGATGTTCATCGTTTAATTTTGGAATAAATTCGTCTTCGACGATTATAAGATAGGTATGATACTCAAAGTTGTTAGTATCACTGGTAAACTTTTCGAGAGGAATTACCTTACTAATTTGAATAAAACCAATTTCTTCTTGAATCTCTCTGTGCAGTGCTTCTGAAGGTGTTTCGTTGGATTCAACACCACCACCAACCAATCCCCATGAGCCTGCATGCCTCTTTTGATTTCTAAGTAAAAAAAGATATCTTTGTGTTGATTTACTGTAAATTAATGCGCCACAACCTATATGATCAGACTCCACTCGCCACCTCGATAAACACCTTCTACGCTCTTGACCCACTCACTACCTGTCCATCTGTATTGTACATTAGTGTTGGTATTAGTTATATACTCTATTTCATTACTGTTTGCACTATCAAATACTTTTGTCCATACACTGCCGGTGTATTCAATAATATCATTTTCCTGAGCAACAATTGTTCCCCAGGCACTGTAATATTGATTACTATCATCGCCGATGTTGTCTGTTAACAAATAACGTGTACCTGTTGCCGGAGTCAATAACCCACTGTCAACTTCAACATTGAGTGGATTAATTATTGCATTAATGGCCTCTAGCGTGTTAACCGGCATGGTATCTTCAACAGCAGTAAACAACAATATATTTGGATCAGAAGGATGATAAGTTATTGACCCAATTAATTCGTTTCCGGTGGGCAACTCAATTCTAATTTCACTTTGACCAGTGATTAATGTTCCGTAGATATCAATGAACGCTCGCCAGGTATCAGGTGGATCAACTTTGGTAATATTAGATTCGTCGTCTACCACTTCCTGTGGTTTCAACAAACGCAATTGATTGCCCGCATAAAAAATACCATAATTCATTGGAGTAATTCGGACTCGACTTACCAAATTGGTTAACACAGTTTCTTCACTGAAAGCACCTTGCTCATCATAAATGTTGGCAATAAATTTTTGTATAACACCCAATCTTTTAACTTTTGCTGGCGCACTAATCCAGATGGGCATTTCAAATGTTAGCGTAGCAACATCAATAGGCTCTTCGGTGCTGGTTGGTATAGCGCGAGAACTCCACATCATTTCTGTCAGTTGTACATAAGTTAAACTGGCCCAGTCTATGTAGTTGTCGGTACTTTGAATTTCTAAACTGGGATTAAACAATATAGCCAACTGTTCGATAATCTGCATTTTTTGTTCGGTATTGCTAGTCCATATATCTAACTTGACAGTCAGTTTATAAGGAACCGGCATTAAACGCTCAACAGTATAACTATCTCCTTGGTTGGAGTTATACATCCCAGTATCAGGGTCAAACTCACGTTCGCGTAAATGCATCTTGCTAACAAAATTTGGTTCTTGCATTCTTGTTTGATCGTAGTTCAATCCGTCAATGTAGACTGACATTGCTGGCACAGCATTCAATGTATTTTCACTGTTGCCTTTTAATATCATTGCTGCCTGTCTGCTTTGGTCGCCGTAATACACAGGCACACGCTGTAATGATCGAACACCTTGGGTATTTTTTCCAAACTCTACGTCAATTCCGCTGACAATTCGCATGAATTGAACTAGGAATCTTCTTAATTGACCATCATAAAAAAATTGTTGACTCATTAGTTATCTGCCTTGGGTCGTAATGCTTGGCTTAGACTTTGTCTGACTGTTACATTACCAGAGTTGTTTATATAAGTGTCAGTATTATTAACAAAGCTACTACGCTGAGTTTTATTGTCTGCGCCTAGTGTTAGTGTTGTTCTTACATTATCTTCTATCTTGACCCAGCGACGACCGTCCCATCTGAACAAACGATTAGGAAGATAATCTGTACGTAGAGCGTAATCTCCAATGGACGGAGTCAACGGAAACGATATGCCTGAAGTCATCGGTAAACCGTTTGGTGGACCACCTACTCCGGTTAGATATCCATGAATATTGTCGTCAGGCGATAATACCGCAGCATCCGTTCCAATTGCCGCAGTATCGCCAGTAATGGTTCCGTTATCGGTAGTTATACCTGCCGGATCACCGGGAAGTTCGTTTGGAGTTTTAGATTTTACATAAAGATGACCAATATCGTATCCACTGTAAGGTACGTTGGTCTCAGCTTCCTTAAGGATAGCGTCATTGATAGTCTGATATTTGTTGATGATACTGGATACGGAACCTAGCGTAATATTGCCAGATGTAGGGTCGCCCTCTGTGGCGTCTACTTTGATTTGATTTAGTATATCTTTGTATTCTTGACTGTCAGTCAGCGGATTGATTTTACAGCGCCACAGATGAGGCCACCACGTTGGGCTGAAGCCTTCTGAGGCATTTTGACAGTCGCTTATTACATAAAATCTTTTAAGGGCGACCGGTAGGCTATCATCCAACGGATAGTAATCCTTAAGGTGCATTAGTTCAATAACATCGCCGGACATTAATTTTCTACCCAATGTCTGTACCATGTCGTTGATATGAAACACAATGAACAATGTTCCAGTCTGTAAGAACATTCCAAACTGACTAAGATCAAATGTTACATCTTGTGTTTGATAAATGCCGCGCATGGCATAAACATCAGTGTCGTATTTTCTATCTCTGTTTTCCAAGAAGAAAAGATCTTGAATGTTTTGTGCGCTTTGATTGATATAACTAGGTTGACTAGCATTTTCGTAAAACTTAACTGTAGATCCGCTACTCAATGCAGATATAGTATTTGAACTCAATGTAATAGTGTTTGCTGTTTTTGAAACAACAGTGGTGTTAGCAGCTATTCCATTACCAACAACAAACTCTCCTAATAGTACATCGCCGGTACTACTAAAGGTCAGTGTTGGGCCAACATTGGCTTGTGAAATACTGGTTGTTTTAACTACGTTTTGTTCATTTGTGCCAAGATATTTGTGAACCAAAATGCCCGTCCCGCCAAGGGTGAACATTTCGCTCATTCTGCGATCCATAAATTTATAGTCGTTGCTATGACGTCCGTCTTTCCAAAGTGATAATCTTGGCACAATTGTATCCTGTTATTTTATATTTAGCGACAGCCCAAATTGACATAAATTAGGTTATATAGTACAATACGTTATGAGTGAATTTAATTCAATTCAAGATTGGAACGCAATTGAAACACAAATCAAGCGTTCGTTGTGGGCATTGTACAATTTGCAGCACAAGCGCCAACTTGAACGAATGTATAAAAATGTATTACAAAGTATTACAGAGCTCAGTAAATTGGACGTGGACAGACGCAGATTTGGGCGTAGTACTAAGTATGACGAGCAGTTGCTAAAAGTGCAACAAGAGTTGCAAGAATTGCAATCTTGGCTCATGTTTGCAACATTGCTTGACGAAAAACCCGAAGAATAGTATAATAGCATTTTGCACAGTACAAGGAGCTATCCATATGGCTACAGCACAAAGCGTTAAAGCACCCAAAAAAGCACCCAAAAAAACTAGAGACCCTCTGTTTACAGACGAAAAGTACACAGGTGGCGAACCCGTTTGGGACACAGAACGTGCTCTAAAAATGACACAAACAGAGTTTGATCACTTCTTGCGTAAAGGTTTTTTCTATTACAATTACTTTTATGCACAAAAAGACCTCAAGAAGCATGCAGTAAGTTGGATGCAAGAACAAAAATACAGCAAATCAGATGTTAGTGCTTTTATTCGCAGCCCTGACCGCGCCATGCCAATGACAGCATACAGCCTGCTTATGTCGCACAGGCAAGGCATGCCGTTTCGTGAAAAAGAATTAAACTATTTTAAACAGCAAATACACAATGCAATTAACTCAGCAGATGCTGAGCCCGCAGAAACTGCCACCGGCGCAAAAGCCGCAGAACCAGTAGTGACAGTCAAAGCACCAACAATTCAAGACAGACTCAACGAAAAAACCAGCGAGCATCTTGCACACTTTGAAGGCTTGTACGATGAAGTGATCCTAGGCGAAACCGTGGATCCTAAAGCATATGACTATCTTGTGTCCAATGCAGTACCACAAAGCCAGATTAAAAAGTTTGAAGATTTGTTTATGCGTCGCAAAACAGAGCTAGGCGAAGCATTGGGTAAACTTGACGAACAGGTGGTGGAAGCTTATCGACACTACAAAGCGGCCGACTTCAAGCGCCATCATGCTTTTATTCAAAGTATTTTGGATGCACTTGAGCAGTATCGCGGTGTCAAGAAAGCTACTAAAAAGGCTCGTGTTAAAAAGAGTCCAAGTAAAGAAAAGCTGGTAGCCAAGCTCAAGTACATGAAGGAAGAAAAGACGCTAAAGTTGGTGTCAATCAATCCTGTGGATATCGTTGGTGCACAAGAGCTGTGGGCTTACAATACCAAAACTCGCAAACTGTACAAGTATATTGCCGACAGTTTACACGGTCCATTGGGCGTCAAAGGTACCAGTTTAACTGGATTTGATGAAACAAAGAGCGTGGGCAAGACTTTGCGTAAACCCGAAGAAAAACTCAAGGAGTTTGCACGAGCAAGTAAAGTGCAGCTACGCAAGTTTCTGGACGAAATCAAAGCTACCGAAACTGTAGGCAACGGCAGAATCAACGCAGACATGATTCTACTTCGAATCAATTAAGTAATGGGTGTCCTGGTAAATACAATACTAGGACACCTAAATGGCTACAGCAGATACAACTAATTTTTACGCTAATGGCGTAATGATCACAGACAGTCTTTACAACCCGGGCGCCGGAACAGGCACCGGGCATATTGCTTACGATCCCAATGAAGATCTAGGCACAATTTCAGCTCCTGAACTAGAGACCGTAAACAACAAGCGTAAAGAAATCACTGATTATATCCGTTTGCGTTTAGCTGACGGCATTGTGGATGTTGAGCTAGACAAAGAACACTACGAGCTAGCGATAAAATCAGCGTTGGGCAAGTACCGCCAACGTGCAGCAAACAGTCAAGAAGAAAGCTATGCTTTCTTAAAGCTCAAACCTGAAACTCAAGAATACATACTACCCAACGAAGTGATGGAAGTTAGGGCAGCACATCGCCGAGGCATTGGCAGTGTAACTGGTACAACAGCAAGTCAATTTGAACCGTTTAGCTCGGGCTATTTGAACACATACATGTTGGTAGCTGGTCGAGTTGGCGGACTATTGAGCTACGAACTATTTGTTGATTATCAAAAGATGTCCATGCGTATGTTTGGTGGTCATTTGAATTTTTATTTTAATAAAACTACAAAAAAGCTTACACTAATTCGTAAAATTCCGTATGCAGGAGCGAATCAACAAGAAGAGCAGATGGAAGATGTATTGCTGCACATTTATAATTACAAGCCAGACAGTATGCTACTAAACGATTATCAAGCATTTACCTGGATACAAGAATATTCTTACAGTTTTGCCAAACGTATACTAGGTGAAGCTAGAGAAAAATTTGCCAGTATAGCAGGACCACAAGGCGGTACACAGTTAAATGGCGCCAGCTTGAAATCAGAAGCAGTGACAGAAATGCAAGAGCTAGAGCAACAATTAAAAGATTATGTAGATGGTAGTATGCCGCTAACCTGGGTAATTGGATAATGAAGATTAAAGAGATAGTACTAGAACAAGCCGGAGAATTAAAAGACAGGCAGCGACTTGCTCAGCGCGGTATGAATAAATTCTCCGACGCTAAAAAATGGAATGGCGATTATACTCTTTATCGTTTAGGACTAGCAGTAGCCAGCACAGATGGCAAAACCATACCCGATGTTGACGATGAGTCATGGGTGGGCAAATGGAAACTGGCAGCACCGTACACTCAACTTGAACAGGACATGTTAAATCTAGCATACAAAGCAGTTGATGCAAATGTAGAAGATATAAATCACGGCGACTTACGCAGTCAAGAATGCGATACAATCAATCGGGTAAGCCCAGTTTCTGTTAAGAAAAAGAACAAATACGGTGTTTGACTTTTGTTAGCAAATAAACTAAAATGCTCCTAAAGGGGCATTTTTTATGATCATAGGAATTACAGGATTCATTGGGTCAGGCAAAGACACAGCAGCTAACTATTTGGTAGCCAAACATGGGTTTGTTAGAGACAGCTTTGCTGGCACATTAAAAGACGCAGTAGCTCAAGTATTTGGATGGGATCGAGAACTACTCGAAGGCCTAACACCTGAAGCCCGCGAATGGCGCGAACAAGTGGATCCGTGGTGGTCTAAACGACTTGATATGCCCCGACTTACTCCTAGATATATGCTACAACTTTGGGGCACTGAAGTTTGTCGCCGAGGCTTCCATAACGACATCTGGATTGCCAGTTTGGAAAACAGACTACGCAAAACTACGGAAGATATTGTAATTAGCGACGTTAGATTTCCTAACGAATTAGCAGCTATACGTAAAGCTGGTGGTATTTGTGTATGGGTTAAACGCGGACCGTTGCCCGAGTGGTACGATTGTGCGTTAACAGAAAATACCACACATGAAGATCGGCAATGGCTGCTAGAAGATGCCGGGCAATTGATGCCTCAACAGTACCCTAACATACATCACAGCGAATGGGCATGGATAGGACAAACGTTCAATTACGAGCTTGACAATAACGGAACTGTTGAAGAATTATACGCTCAAGTTAATAATCTGCTACTAACGGACTTTCGCGCCAGGTCGTTTTAGTATTCTGCACTTCAATTCTACAGTTTGCACATACTGATCTAAGATTGCTCCAATCGTTGTTCTTTAAATTGCCATCAATGTGGAACACAAACATTTGATTGATTGATTTGGCTTTAAAGCTACATTTATCGCACACAGTTTTCTTCTTGTACCCTGCTTTGACCCACCCGGGTAATACACGAGTACGTTTTCCTTTACGAGAACAACTGGAACATACTTTTCTATAACGTATTTTTTCTCCCGAATGGTAATTGATTGCAACAGGATTACCCTGACATATTGTACATAAAGGTCTATTCATATAGATATTTATATGTAAACCTTTCGAAAGGCATCTCTAACCACCAAAAATAGATATCCTTTTATAAATACTACAAAATGTTTGTTAAAGGATAAAAACATGGCACTAGTATCTCCAGGTTTAGAAATTAGCGTAACCGACGAAAGTCAATACGTACCAGGCGCAGTTGGAACCGTTCCATTGATTGTAATGGCCACTGCACAAGATAAAACAAATCCATCAGGTGCTCTGGCGTCTGACACTACTGCTGCTAGAGCAGGTAGACTATTGGCATTTAGTAGCCAACGCGAACTTATTAACGCAATGGGATATCCTAGCTTTAAACAAAGCGCAGCAGGTACTCCTTTACATGGAGACGAACGAAATGAATACGGCCTAATGGCAGCTTATAGCGCACTAGGCAATGTAAACAGAATTTATGCTATCCGTGCAGACGTGGATCTTAATGCACTAGAAGGTACTAGTGTACGTCCAACAGGTGCTGTTGAAAACGGAACACACTGGATGGATTTAGCAGAGTCAACTTGGGGTATTAACGAGTGGGATGCAGTTAACAACGCATTTACTTTAAAATCACCGTTGCTAATTACGGATAATGCCACTGATTCTACACTTGTTGGCGGTGTTTACACTCCAAAAACCAGTATTGGCCAAATTGGTCAGTACGCAGTGGCATGGACAGGTACTAACGCAAATCTATTCTACAAAGCAGGATCTAACTTACGCACAGACAATACAAATTATAATACTTGGGTAAGATTGGGTACCACAGCATGGCAAACAGCTTGGCCATCAATTAAAGGTACTGCAAGTAATCCTACTGTGCCTGTTAACGGAACTGCGTATACAATTACTATTAATGTAGATTACACAATTTCATTTAACAATACATCAGTATCAAGAAATCTTGACTATGTGGTCAACGAAATCAATAATGCAGCAATTACTGGTGTAACAGCGGCTAATGTAGGCGGCAAATTATATCTATATGCCAGCAGTCTTGCAGAAAGCAACGGCTCTACAGCTGATGGTAAAATTTCTATTTCGTCTAATTTGTCAGGTACTCCATTGACATTGTTGGGTATAACAGCAGGCACCTACGCAAATCCTATTTTAACTTACGGTGATTTTGCAGCCATGCCAAGCTGGAGAAGTTCAGACACTGTGCCACGTCCAAGTGGTAGTGTATTTGCAAAAGTTGGTGCTACTGGTAGTGGTGCGGACATTGTTATAAAGCGTTATAGCTCAAGTACAGATACATGGGCTCCTCTTGCGGCACCATTCTACAATCGTGCAGAAGATGCATTGTACGGACTTGATTCAAGCGGTGGCGGCAATGGTATCGCTGCTGGTACCGTATGGATAGCATATGATCCATTACGTACTGATACAGGCGGATACAAAGTATTCCGTAGACGTACTGCCGGTCAAACAGTAGTGAGCGGTTCAGCAGTTGGTGCTAATCCATTTACAGCCAGCGACGAATTAGTAATTGGCGTAACTGAAATTGGAAGCGCAGATATTACAGAATATACTGTGATATTAACAGGCACAAGCCGCGGTACTTTTGTAAGTGATGTACTAGCTCTTAATATTCCAGAACTTAATATCAGTGTAAGTACTAGCGGTGTTATCACATTTACACACATTTACGGTGGTGATATTTACTTGACAGACGGTGTTGGTACACCAACTGCAGATGCTGGATTTATTGCAACAACAGTTGATGGAAGTACAGGTATATTACAATATGGTACCACACTGGCTTTGACCAATTGGGAAATTCCTAATACCTCGTCGTTTGTGTTAACTTATAGTTCAACTGAACCGTATCAGGCTCCAGCTGAAGGTACATTATGGTACTATAGCGATCCAGCATCAGTTGATATCATGATTAACGAAATTGGCGGATGGAAATCATATCACAGTAGCTACTATGATGGCACAACAACAGATGCACGTGGATATGATTTATCAGCCACTGACTCCAATGGTATTATTATAAGTGCAAGTGAGCCAACAAAACAAAGCGATGGCGTTACTTCATTGGTGCCAGGTGATTTATGGCTAGATACAGGTGATTTAGAAAATTATCCTGCTATTTACAGATACGACGATGCCGATACATGGGTTCTGATTGACAATACTGATCAAGTTAGTCAAAATGGTATTGTATTTGCTGATGCACGTTGGGATACCGACGGTACAACAGATATCATTACTGGCTCATTGCCAGCAATTACAGATCTATTAGAAAGTGATTATCTTGATCAAGATGCACCAGACTATAGACTGTACCCACGCGGTATGTTGCTATTCAACACACGTCGTAGCGGTTATAACGTAAAGCAATATGTAAGCAATAAATTTAATGCTAATGCATATCCTGATTTACCAGCTGTACCAGGTGCAAACAGCTCATTGCCAACTATTAAAGATACTTGGCAAACAGCAAGCGGTCTCAAAGACAATGGCAGTCCATATATGGGACGTCAAGCACAACGTCGTATGGTTACAGCAGCAATGCAAGCAGCGATTATTGCAAACACAGAAGTTAGAGAAGAACAGTATGCATTTAACATCATCTGCGCTCCAGGATATCCTGAACTGATTGACGAAATGGTTGCATTAAACAACGATCGTGCAAACACTGCATTTATCATTGGAGACACTCCAATGAGATTAGCACCTAATGCAATTGACATTGCAAACTGGAGCAATAACACCAATGGCGATGGTCTAGCAACTGCTGATCCTTACTTGGGTGTTTATTATCCTTGCGGTAGAAGCAGCGACTTACAAGGTAATGACGTTGTTGTTCCAGCAAGCCACAT